AAACAATTAGAGGAGTTTTTAAACAATGAACCAAGCGCATTTATTCACTGACCGTAAACATGGGCTGTTTACTGACCATGATTATTGGACTATGCACGATGGGGATGAGATACGCTTCAACCTTGAAGACTATCAGCCCTATGAGCCTGAGAGCTGTCTGTACGAAGCGTATCTGTTTTGCGATGTAACGGTAGGCGGTAAGCCTATATCCCCTGAGAGCCTCACAGCGGCGCAGAACAGCGCAATGATTGAAGCTTATGAGGAAGAAAAGAGGAATATGCTAGATGAATATTGACATGAGATGCACTAGAAGGAGTAAACCACAATGACTTTAGAATGTAGAATTGATGTTTTAAACTTATCTGCTCGTTGTAGTAACGCCCTTAAAGCAGAGAATATTATTTTAGTTAGAGACCTTATAAAACTGACACCCGCCGAAATTAAAAATATTGTCAACATTGGGGAAAAACAAGTGTCCGAAATACAGAATGAGGTTAGTAGGTTTGGTTTAGCACTTGGTTGTTCTGTCCAGCCTGTTAAGCAAGAAGAAGACAGCCCTCTTAATATTGAAAAAGAGCATTGTGATTATTATTTAGAGGTCTATTGGTGGGACTACACTTTAGTGGACAAGGTTGCGACCAAAAAAGAGAAGAATGTTTTGGCCTTTATAGGCTTGTATAGGGACTATGAACTAGAGTTTGAGGATCAATTGACAATCTTGACCAATCTTAGAGAAAACTTGATATCGGCGTACTTGAACTGGCCTGATGGCGAAGTCACAGTTTCTCTGGTCATTAAAGAAGAGGGGGTTAATTTATGATAATCTTTACAAACAAAGAGGCGCGGGTTATCTCTTACTTGAAGATGGGCTACACTGACAAAGAGATAGCAAACTTAACCTATAGCTCTGAGCGGACTGCTAAAGCTCACGTTCAGAACATTAGAGAAAAACTAAGCGCACGTAATAGGACTGTGGCGGCTTTAATGCTAAACGGGGTAAAGGTATGAACATCTTTAAAAGGCTCTTTGGGTGGGCTTTGAGCGTCTTTAACGACATCTTTGAAGGTAATCTAACGGACTCAGAGAAGGACAGTTTATTCTGGATCTTTGTCACCCTTTGGGGTCTAGTTATGGTGACTTTTTTTATACTACACGAATCAACAGGGGCGGTGTTTGAACTATGAAAGCAGAATTATTAGACTGCCTTGGCAGTGACTTAACGGTAGTAAATGCAGCAAGAGTCTCCTTTGCAGTTGAAACAGACCAGTTTAGAGACAAAGACAAGAAACTGATTAGGTACTTGGCAGCTCATGGACACTGGACACCCTTCGCACACGTACAGGTCCAGTTGCGTATCAAAGCGCCGTTGTTCACGGCCCGACAGCTCGTGAAGCATCAGGCGGGACTGGTCTGGAATGAAATTTCTAGGCGGTACGTGGACTTCGCACCAGAGTTTCACGCACCAGAGGCATGGCGTAAACGTGCTCCAGATAAGAAACAAGGTTCACTTAATGAAACATTTGAAGGCAGGGACGAAGAAAGGTTTGATGAGAAATACTGGGACTTGATGACACGCTGTGAGACCATCTACAACAACATGCTGGCCTCTGGGGTAGCCCCTGAGCAAGCCCGTATGGTCTTGCCACAGTCCATGATGACTGAGTGGTACTGGACTGGATCCTTAGCCGCCTTTGGGCGTGTAGTGTCTCAGAGGATCTCAGAGGACGCACAGTACGAGTGCAGAGTAGTCGCAGAGAAGATTGACCAGATACTTGTAAACCATGAACCGATCAGCTATAGTTGGTCTTGTTTAACAGGGAGAGTATAAAATGAATGATGAATTAGACGTAACAGATCCAATGGAGGGTGAGGTAAGCGCGGAGCATCTTAAAAAGATGGCTTTAGAGCTAGCTTATGATGAGCTACACTGCCTGAGGTTGTCCGAAGCACACTCAATGCTAAGAGACTTCCTGCAAGAAAAATATGAAACTATGTCCCCAAGCGCATTGTCCGATATGTACGAAGAACGCTTTTGGTACGTGACAGGGAAGAAATAACCATGAGCAGATGCAGAGCCTGTAATAACGTCATGACGGAAACTGAAATGAAACGAAAGGATTCCAGTAGCGGAGACTATACGGACTTGTGCAGCTCTTGTTTGGTGGCGTCCGTTGAAGCATTGCTTGAGATGGACGGATTGGTAACGGACATTGACACAATACAATTACTTGACGAAAGGGAGGTTGACTATATAGCGGAAGATGATATGATGTTTTATGTCCATAAGGACAATGACTTTGAAGATAACTACTAATGGAGTTTGTGTATGAATAATAAGTACATTGCTGAAGGTACAGTGGCCTTTCAATCACTGCGGGAGCATGACAGCTGGCAGGGACAATCCACAGGCAAGTACACCTTGACCTTAGGCTTGCCAGAGGACGTTGCAGAGATTTTACAGACCAACGGTGTCAAGCTGAAGGACTACGAAGGTACGGCACAACGTAAGTTTGTTAGCCAGTACAACGTACCAATCCTTAACGAAGACGGTTCGGACTTTGAAGGTGACGTTACCAGAGGATCCCATGTGCGCATTGTGTACAGCTTTGGCAAGCCTCACCCCGTACACGGTACGTCAACATACCTTGACCGTGTAAAGGTCTTAAAACTAGCGGATTTTGAGGGTGGTTCAACCCCCGACGAATTCTAAGGAGTATCTTCTCATGTCCGATAACAAGTTTACACGGCATGAGGAGTGTCCAAAGTGCAGTAGCAGGAACAATCTAGCCAGATACTCAGACGGCCACGCTTATTGTTTTAGCACAGGTTGTGGTTACTTTGAACCTGCCACTGACACTGCGGTACAATCTTCCTCATTTACTAATGGAACCTATAAACAGGTGGTGGTAACGGAAATGACAGGAATTATAGCAGCAATACCAGACAGGAGACTGTCTAAGGACACATGCCAGAAGTACGGTGTGCGCGTAGAGTACGGTCAGAACGGTGAGATAGCAAAGCATCACTACCCTTTCAAAGACGCTAACACAGGTGAGGTTGTATGCACCAAAGTGCGTATAGTCAAGGACAAACAGTTTCTCATTAACGGCAGCTACGGCAGCAATATGGGCTTGTTTGGTCAGGACACTTGCAGAGGTAGAGGCAAGTACATAACGATCACTGAGGGTGAGCTAGACTGCTTGTCAGTGTCCGAGATGTTTGACAGGAAGTGGGACGTAGTGTCCCTACGGACTGGTGCAGCCTCAGCAGCCAAAGAGGTCAAAGAGCAGTTAGAGTTTCTTGAGGGTTATGAGAATGTTGTTCTGTGCTTTGATAACGATAAAGCTGGTGAGATAGCCACAGAGAGCGTTAAGGCGTTGTTTAGTCCCAACAAGCTGAAGATCTGTAAGCTACCCATGAAAGACCCCAGCGAGATGCTTGTGGCTAACAAGATCCGAGACTTCACTGCGGCATGGTGGGACGCTAAAGTACACAGACCTGACGGTATTGTGGCAGGATCTGAGACTTGGGATCATCTCATTAACTCACGAAAGGTTAAGTCCATACCGTATCCGTGGTCAGGTCTTAACGAGCTTGTCAAGGGCGTCAGACCCTTTGAGCTTGTTACGATTACGTCAGGCAGTGGCATGGGTAAGTCTCAGCTTGTCAAGGAGGTTGAATACTTCCTGTTTAACGCTACGGAGGACAACATAGGCATACTAGCCCTTGAGGAATCCTTGTCCCGCACTACATTAGGGATTATGTCAATGGCGGCTAACAAGCCACTACACTTAGACGAAGACGCAGACACACTCAGCTTCAAGCCTTACTGGGACAGCACGTTAGGATCCAATCGGTTCTTCATGCTGGATCATTGGGGGTCTACGGGTGAGGACACCTTGATGTCACAAATCCGATACTTAGCTAAAGCTATGGACTGTAAGTGGATAATTTTAGACCATTTATCCATTGTAGTTAGCAGTCAGGAAGGCGGTGACGAGCGCAAGAACATAGACGCAATCATGACAAAACTCAGGACTTTGGTTCAGGAGTTAGGCGTAGGTCTGTTCTTAGTCAGTCACCTCAAACGCAGCAGCGGTCAGGCTCATGAGGACGGTGGTAAGATCTCTTTGTCTGAACTCAGAGGGTCACAGGCCATCGCTCAGTTGTCGGACATTGTGCTGGGTCTTGAGAGGGATCAGCAGCATGACGACGAAGCAGTACGCAATACGACCACACTCAGGGTGCTAAAGAATCGCTACACTGGCTTGACAGGCCCAGCGTGTTACTTGAAGTACGACAAAGTGACTGGACGTATGCTAGAGACAAACAAACCAGCGGAGGTTATAAACGGTGATTTCTAGTTACGATGACATTATAGAGCGGGTAGTGACAACGCCCATCATGACGGCAGCGCATGAGAAGTCAATGGAGATGGGAACTCTTAGGAACTCAGTAACAAACGGAGCTGGTAATCTTGTAGGGTTTGTGGGTGAAGGGTTAGTTCATGAATACTTGCAGGATCAAGGCCAAATGTGCGGCTGGACTAACACGTATGATTATGATTTAATCCTTGAGGGTGACATAACGATTGACGTAAAGTCAAAGCGTACAGGTTTCCCACCCAGACTTGACTATGAGTGTTCAATCACAGCCTACAATACTAAACAGAAGTGTGACGTATACGTATTCACTAGAGTACGTAGCGACATGACTATAGGTTGGATCTTAGGTTTCTTGCCAAAGAGCGAATACTTTGACAAAGCAACCTTTATGGAGAAGGGAACTGTTGACTCTTCTAATGGATGGAAGGTAAAGTCGGACTGCTACAACGTGCCGATTAATGAGCTGAGACCAATACATGAACTTATTAAACAAAACGCTGATACTTGACATTGAGACTGACGGTCTTGACCCCACTAAGATCTGGTGCTGTGCTACCAATCTGTTTGGGACTGTGTACGATGCTGAGACATT